ATCTAACCATGATTATTTATACCTTATTTTTTTAGCATCTCCAACGTTTACGAGCCTGTCTTAATCTTGAATTAGGATCTTTGGCTGCTTTAGGAAATTGTTTCATTTGACCTGCACTTCTAGCACAAAAAGATTTTCTTCTTTTCGCATCTTTACTCCCAGGCTTTACTTTACCTGTAACTGCTGTTTTTAATTTAGAACCAGGGTTTTCTCGTCTATAACGAGCAACACCTGCTTTAGTCATTCCCGCCCCACTCTTGGTGGAGCGGAAATATTTTTTTGTTTTTGGAGGTTGTTTGTCTGCCATTATCCAGTGTAAAATACAGTGCAAGTACAATTCACAGTAGTGACATTTAAATTAGATTTAAATAGTACACCTTGTTCTGGAATGTTCATTGGAACGTCTGAGGTTCCACCGACTACAGCTACATTGAATACAGCAGTGCCACCATCGTTAAAAGTTACTGTGCCGTTACTGCCTGAGGCACCCACACCAATAATAAATCCTTTTAAACGGGATCTGATTGAATTGATCGTAGTAGTAGCTCCTGCTGCAGCACCTTTAACGAGAATATCACTATCGAAGGCCATTGTTTACTCCTTACGCAGGTACGTCACCGGCAATTGCTATTTGTGCATTTTGTAAATACTTAACAGTTACTGTTGCATTACCTGTAGTTCCATCACCATCAGTACCTGTATAATCAGCTACAACTTGGATATCGGTTGAACCTACATTAGAAGCTTCTGCATCAAGAGTACCATAAGTTGTGGCTAAAGCTTTTACGTTTGCACTTGCAATAAAAGCATCAGCATCGGCTATAGTACCAACAGAAACAGTTGCTGCATTTGTATCATCATTAACTTCAGTTACGTTTAAAACAACATCAGTAATTTGTGAGTTTGCAGGAATTGTTGCGATAACTTGATTTAGGTGAGAAGCACCTGTGATATCAATATATGCAGATTGTGCCATTACAACCTGACCTGTATTTTTTACATCAGTTCCTAAAGTAGTACCTGTTGTATCTTTAATTGTTCCAGCCTTAATAGGACCTGAAAAAGTAGTTGTTCCCATGTCTACCTCCTTATAAGTAGTCGCCTAAGCGTCTTGGGGTTAATAAAGTTTAATTTAAACATAAAAAAAGGGCGGAGTCAAAGACAACCGCCCTTCTTGTTTGAGGAATGTTCTGATTAGGAACCTTGTGAACCGTATACACAACGAGGATCAGAGAAGCCGAAGCTGTATCTTTCTCTCGCTTTGTATCTCACATTACCTGTATCGAAGTCACCTTCCATAGCTGTTGATAATGGAGTTCTTACAAAGTGCTTAAAGCCATTAGGTGCATCAGTTTTGATGAAATAACCATCTGTATCAGTTAAGTAGTGGTTTACTACATAACCCTCAGGGATCATATTCATGTTTCTTAATGCGTTAATGTCATTATCAGCAGTTCCTACTCGACCTGGTGAGTTTAAGATTCTATCAGCAACGAATTGTAGTTGAACTGGTACGATCAGTTTTCTACCTCTAGTTGCAATTAATAGACCTCTTTCATCCACATACTGAGAAATGTCAATTAAAGCTTGCTCTAATGATGTTTCATTAAGGTCAGCGTCAGTTGCACTTCTGTTTGAGAATGTACCACCAAGAGCGGTTGGGTGAGCAGCGTTCACAAGTGAAACACCATCACCACCAGGATTAGTACCTGCTGCACCAGATGCTGCAAAGGCAGTGTTTAATACGTCAGCAGCTTTAATCTGCTTTGTATATGCCATTGATCTAGCTAATGCACGTGTGTATCGAGCAGATAGTCTGTCATAAAGATTATCTTCAACAGCTTCTTCTGTGATAGCAAATGCTAGTGCAATAGTTTCGTGTGAGTAACGAGATGTAAAGCTCTCTTGAGCTGAATCAAAAGTTACTGCTGCACCTTCTGATTTTGTTCTCGCATTACCGAAACCAACTAACATTACTTCTTCTTCAAAAGCTCTTTCAGATGTCTCTTGATCAAAGATCTCTGCATGTTCGTTTTCGTATTTGTCATATTCCAGGCCGAATAAAGCGTTCAAACCTGGCTCTAGTTCTTTAACTAGTTGTTGTCTTGATATTGCCATGATTTAACTCCTTATATTCCTGTTGTGTCAGAGAGTGAATGTAAATTGATCTTGACAATGATTGAAGCATTAGCTGCTGCATAATCATTGTTATCTGGATCAGTTGACAAGCTTACTACTCTGAAGTTAGCTGCTGCATTTGTGGTAAATGAATCACCGTCTAATGCTACAGATGAAATACCTGAAGTATTTGAACCTGCTGCATAAGTTGCGATGTTCGCATTTGAACCCACTTGTGCTTGACCACCATTAGTATCATCAACTTTCACTTCAAACAATGTTGAAGGATCGTCAAATACATAGGCTACGATATCGTCTGCTAAAACAGCACCGGGATAGTAATTTAGGAAGGTTGGTTTTTGTGTTGTTGGATCAGTATAAAAACAACCGTTGAAAATCCCTATCAACTCAGCGCCTGCAGATGATCCTACTGAGATCGAACCGTTTGCATTTAATACAACGGGATCTCCTTGGTAAATAGCGTTGGTTTCGTTATTCGCAATTACATACTCATTGGAACCAGATGCATTGTATCCTGCTCCAACTTTCTTAACTGGTCTGAAACCAAACTGACTGTTTATATTTGCCATTTCGGACTCCTTAGTTACTTAAGTTATTATTCAATGACTTAAGGGAGCTATTTTTTTCCGCCACCAAAAGTCACCTTACTTTGCCTATCCGCATGAATAGGCATACTAGGGTGTTCGTCTTTGAATAAATCATTTTCGACTGACTCGTTTTGTCCAAGAGTTTGTTGACGGAAATATTCATCTCTGTCTTCTTTAACTTCAATAGGACATCTCATCAGTACAAGACCACCTACTCCTATAACACCTTTGTATTTACCGTCTTCGTATTTTGGTAAATCCATTCTGTCTGGAAATTCATCTGCCCTAACAAACTCATATCCAGAACGAAGTCTACCCATGATATTTTTATCATCGGTCATACCTCGCATTTCAGCTCGAACCCAACGATGATGCCATCCTTCGGGTGGTTCGGGTGCTTGAAGCGATGATGGAGGAACCCAACCTCTTTTACGAACTTTATTTTCACGGGTCTCTGAAGAGCGTGAGGATTTTTTTATTTTAGTTTCATTTTCCATTTTATGCCTCCTTCACGTATTTAGCATATTGTTCAAGTGTTACTCCTAATCTCCTTGCCATTGCAGCTTGAGAAGGGGACAACTTGACTGTCCTACGCCCAGAGGTTTTTGTACTGCGTGTAGCAGAGGCAACAGGCTGAGCGAACTTTGTTGTCTCTGAACTTCCCTGATTAAATTTATGAGGGAAGTATTCACGAACTCTTTTGTCCAATTCATCATAGTATAAATCACTAGTAGGATCAATCTTTTCCTGCAACACTAATGTTCGATGAATGGCCTTAGCAGCATCCGTCATGACTTCATCATTACCAAACCATTCATTCTTTTCAGCCCACTCTACTGCCTTTGGATCGGCTTTCGGTTTAGGTTGATATTGTTGATTATTGATTTGTTGTTGATTATTAGCCGTTTCTTTAGCTTTATTTTGTTCTTGAATCTGCTTAGAATATTTAATTCTTTCTGCATCAATGGTTAATCTTGCTATCTCTTGATTAGCTTCGATCTGTGCTTCCACATCTCTTTGAGCAATAGCATTTTTTAACTTATTTTTTGCTAAGTCTAATTGATTCTCGACACGAGTACCAAACTCATCAATATAATTTTTATCTAAAGTTTCATATTTAGATTTAATATCTTGAGCTTCTTTTTGTACTCCTTGAGCATAAGCTAAAGCAGATTCTTCACGTCTTTCTGATTCTCTTAATCTCTTTGTTAGTTTATCGATTCTTGCTTTTACTTTGGCAGAGTATTGTTCTGTCTCCTCTTCCATTCTGGGAGATTCTTGTTCAGCAACTTCAACTTTTTCTGCTTCCGTATTTTGTATGGGTTGTTGATTATCCTCTAAAGTTACTTCAACACTTTCATCGGTATCAACAGGCATATTTTTTTCTTCTAGCATGTCAGCCTCCTTACATGTTTAGGAAATCTTCAGGATCATTAACCACTGCTAAGATTTCATCGTCATTCATTAATCTAACTTCTCCATCTTCAATCTTGATTCTTGAACCTGCATATTTACCAAAGACAACAAAATCTTTTTCCTTGCACCAAGGTCCATTAGGAAATCTATCTTTGTCTTTGTAAGCGTCAGGTCCAACTTTTAAAACTAAACCTAAGCTACTTGCTACTTGGGATTCTTCGAGAGATTGATCTGTGAGAATTATACCACCTTTAGTTTTCTCTTTTCTTTTGTAAGGTAGAACTAAAATTCTCCACCCTGTGGGTTTTGGAAGTTTCTCAATTATCGAGTCCTTCATCGTCATGCTCCATTCTTTTTAGCAACGAATTAATCTCATTTAAGATTTCGTTGTAAGCATGGTATTTACCTACCATGTGTTTATACTCTTCCCAATCTTTAACACCTGAGGTTAGGTATAAACTAATGTCATTTTGCCTAACTTTCAAGATCTTTCTAAGATGATCTGCTACTTTAATTACATCCATTGTGCTGTTGCCACAATTTTTGCAAGAGATTCACATCGTTTTTTTGTTTGCTTGTGCCATCTGGAATCTTTCATGTGCATTGCTGCCATTTTTCCATTTTTTTCTTTTAGACTAGCCCACATGTTACGAAACTGTTTAACACCTGTTTTTCCTAATTGAAAAACCATTTCAACCAAAACTTCCTGCACAACCTGAGGCAATAAATTATGATCACCAATTTTCTTTTCAATAAGTTCATCAGCACCGGCGGCAGCTCTATTCAAATCAATGTCAAATAATTCATCTGCTTCTTCTTGTGTAATTTTAACTCCTTTTTGAAATCGTTTTCTTTCATGAGCTTTTACTAAATGGCCAATACCCACAGTAAGTTTTCCTAGGCTGTCCTCATAAGGTTCTAAAACACAACCCTCATGAATGCGAATTCTTTCACGCAATGAATCTGTAATTTTAATCATTATATTCCCCAATTCTTTTTATCTTCGTGTTCGTCTTGTTGTGGTTTATCTAAACCTAGCAGTTTTCTTAGCAATATTTTTAGGTTGTTTAACAAATTGTTTTCCTTTCTTGTTACCTTTTGCTTTCGCTCTGTTTGTTGCAGCTTTTTCTCCTGAAGAAAGTGACTTCCAGGCTGCGTCAGGAAGATACCTTCTTTTTCCCTTAGAGGGTTTTCCAGACGAGGTACGCCATTTCTGTTCACCCCAGTCCTTTAAACTTTTTTGTGATTTTTTGAGAGGCATTAGTTTCGATAACCGCCTCCTTTTTTCTTATATTCAGAAGCAAGTAATTGAGCTTTACGAGCACTCCATTGTCCTGGCTTGCCTCCTTTACTCCCTGCTTTAATTTTATTAAATAAATTTTTTCTCATGGAAGGTTTTGTATAATTACCTGCTTTATTAACAGTAGATTTATTTTTAGTCATCTTCCTTGTCCTCGATATTTCTTAAAATTTCTTCGTTTATGTTTGTTCATGGTTGCCATACTAATTCTTCCATCACCTATTGTAGTCTTTTTGACTACATGTTCAATAGCACTACCGCTTGTTTGCTTCTTCATATCTCTTTAAACATTCTAAGCATTCACAAACAGCACACTCACAATTACAAGTAGTTTCTGCATGACAAATACAATCACACTTACGACATTTATCTAACATTTTATTTTTGTTTGGGCAGTCGTTATCACAATCACATCCCTGGCACATTATTTGGTAATTTTCTTATGCTTCTCAAAAGTTCTCAAGCTTGCCATTCCAAGCAAAGCCATAACTAAAGGCATTAATTGTTCCATGTTCATTTGAGGTAGTGGACCTACTTCAATTTGAAATACTCCTAAAAAGAACACGATAAAAGGTTTAAGGACAAATT